GAATCTCCATCGTACGCAAATTGAAAAATCAAGCAAGGATGGGCAAAACATGCGTTGGGATGGAAAAAGTTATACATACGATAACGAGGGAGATATCGCTAGAGAAGCACTCAAAAAGGATGATGAAAATGCAAAATAATGAAAATGAACTAGACAAAGCAATTGAACATTTCAGTTTTAGAATGAATATGTCGGTATGCGTGACAATGGATGAAAGTAACGGAAATAGATTGTTTAGGGATTTGTTACTTGAGTTAAAACAATTGCGCAAAAATGAATCCAACGCAAACAATTATCAAAAATTGGCAAGCAGAACGCTTAAATGTGAAATGACATACAAAGAAAAAATATCAATGCTATCAATGGGTTTAGCTGGTGAAGCTGGTGAGGTTGTCGACTTGCTAAAGAAACATGTTTATCACGGACATGGATTAGATGTTGATGAATTATCCAAAGAGCTAGGCGATGTATTGTGGTATGTAGCCGGAATAGCCACAGAAAACCATATGACATTGCAAGGCATCATGGATTATAACATTGAAAAGTTGAATAAGCGTTATCCTAATGGATTTAGCTGTGAAGATTCAATAAATAGAAAATAAGAAACGATAAGTACCTTTTTAGGCAATCTCACACCCACTCGCAAACAATAATTATTTTCAAATATTAAATGGTATGTAATATAGTATATTAAAATCGTATGAGGTTAGCAGAATTGGGGCTAGGTGAGTTTTAAATGGTACAAGAGTATGAATGTATGGGTTGGGGCTTAGAATTGACGTATGGAGGTAAAAACGATGGCAATTAACTTGATGTGTATGAATGGTAAGTGCAAGTTTTACTGGGAAGATTGTTGCACCAAAAACATGACTGAAAAACGCATGGTGATTGACGGGAATGGTAAGTGTGAGACGTTTGAAACCGGTGTGTCGGATTGGTATAGAGAGAGGGAGGATGGTGGCAACGATGCTAGTTGATCTAACAGAGCGTGAAATAACACTAATCCGTGGGGATGTACATAAACATGTTATTCCCCAAGATGAAAATCTTTATACCGAGTGGAATGTTATCGCATATAAACTAGATGCCGCTTTAGGGGTAGTGGAGGTTAGTGATGATGATTAAATTTACAGTGCAGGGCAGACCAATGGGCGCAGTAAGAATGACACAAAGAACAAAATTCACCGATCCGCAAGCGCAGAAGTATTTGGCTTACAAAGAGTTGGTAGGTTATAAGGCTAATAAATGCTTTTCGGAGCCGTTGCAGGGCGATGTAGGAATAAAAGTTGATTATTACTTATTTGGTGGCAGATTAATCGACCTTGATAATTTAATAAAAGGAACTTGTGATTCTTTAAATAAAATTGCGTGGGTTGATGACAAACAGGTGGTAAAGATAAATGGTGCTAGATTCACGGCACTGACTAAAAATAATGAACATGTTGAGGTTACAGTGTATCCAGTGTTGAGTGGTAAGAAATAAAGGCTATTTAAATTAGCATAATTAGGCGTACAAGCGAAGTTAATAACATCCGAAGGGTAATGTATGGGTTGATGGCTTGTACGCCTTAAAATGGAGAATTATTGTTTTGTAATAATGATTGTTGAGGAGTGTTGAAATGAAAAACGAACGCCATCAAAAAGTAGTTGACGCGCTATGGATTATATCTGATGATCACCTTTCACTTTGGGAAAATATAACTAATGGTTTATGCCCGAACGATATTGGTCTTGAAAATGTGTTTAAAGATATTAGTTGTGTGTCAGGACAATGTGAAATTTGTTGGTGCAAGGCAATGAAACAATTCAAGGGAGAGTGTTGAGCATGAAAGTTAAATTCTTAGAAACTGGCGAAATTTATGAAGTTGCTAGCCAGACTGATAGATTTTATGTTGTCGGAGAATATGGGCATATGTTGGCGATTGGAAAAAATGAAGCGGAGGTGGTTGATGATGAAGGTTAAGATTATAAAAGGTGATCCAATGCTCGTTGGTAAAATATTTGAAAATTTTAATGATGATAAAAGTTATTATCATATACAAAGTAAAATAGGCATCATTTTAGTAAAAAAAGATGATGCCGAAGTTGTGGAAGATGAAAAGAGTTGCGAGACTTGCGGACAACCAAGAGGTACAGAAGGTTATTGCTCATACGATTGTGATATTACCCATAAGTATTGGCAACCAATCAATCAGACGGAAGAAATCGAAAAGAAATGCGAAACTTGTAAAAATAATGATGATGGTAGTCTCCAATGCAATTTAATGGGGATTGAGTGTAATAATTTTGAAAAATGGATACCGGAAAAAGAAACGGCAGATCCAAGCAAGATAGTAAGCGGTAGAGAACAACAAGATAAATTTAAAAAGCTCTATGAAATCCATGGTGGGATAACCTTAAAATAGCTTATATTTACTGTGATTAATAAAAAATTTATGTTAATGTATAAAAATTTATTTTAGTGGATATTTATGCAGGAGGTATTTATGAATAATATTATAAAAATAGGATTAATTCAAGTTGATGGCAAACTGCCAAACTTAGCATTAATGAAAATATCAGCATGGCATAAAGAACAGGGACACGAAGTTATTTTCCCTTATCAATATGATAATTTGTTTATAGGTGAAGTTGATAAGGTTTATGCTTCTGTAGTTTTTACCGACAATCGAGGACAAGCTGAATACTATAAAAAACTAGGTGCAGATGTTGGTGGAACTGGGTGGGACTTAACTACGCGTTTACCATCAGAAATTGAGGAAATGAAGCCCGATTTTGAACTTTACGGCATCGATTATGGGATAGGGTTCACTAGTAGAGGTTGCATTCGAAAATGCTCGTTTTGTGTGGTTCCAGAAAAAGAAGGTTTAATACATCATGTGAATATGCCCGTCGACTTATTAAACCCTTTAAGTAACAGATTAACACTGTTAGATAACAACGCAATGGCGTCACCAATGTGGGAGCAGGTCGCCCATCAAATCATTGACATGAAAATAAAAGTTAATTTTACACAAGGTAATGATATAAGGCTGATGACTAAACGCAATGCTGAGTTATTAGCGGCTATGAGACATGAAAAAAGATTGCATTTTGCTTATGACGGTTTGAATATTACTAAAGAAGTTGTAAAAGGTATTGAACATCTTTGTACTGCTGGCATACATCCTGATAGGTTAACGTTCTTCGTGCTTACTAACTATGATACGACTTTTAAGCAAGATATGGATAGGATTAAAATACTTACTGATTTAGGTGTTAATTCATACGTTATGATTTATGACAAATTAAATGCTCCTATGGAAATAAAGCATCTGCAAAGGTGGAGCAATTCCATACCTCCACTTAGAAAGTGTTGTAGTTTTGAAGATTATATGTCTACGAGATACTTGACACTCCCCTGGATTCATCCATGGGGAGTGTCAACGCAATGAGGGCACGATGTTGGGATAGTAGATGCCTCTATTGTAAATAGGTGACCATAGGTTACATGGAGATTGGAAAAATTCTAAAGGATGTGTGGCAGAGTTGGTTTGTGCTGTTGATTGTGGTATTCCAGTCAGGGTGGTTGGTCAATGAGCATGTGCGACAAATGTAATAATCTAAAACAGCGGATTGATGGGCGAAAGGTTAGTTGCTTGGTAGGGATTTGCTAATCAGCGGGTGACTGAGTGTAGTGAGTTTAAGGGGAAAGTGGCTAGGAAGCCTGATTTATTGGATTGGACGGGCGTAAATTAATAATTGGGGGTTATGTAATGACTGAATTGTATATAGCAATGCCATTAGCAATTTTGTTTTCTTGGATTGTAACTATTCCGTTTTTGATATTGATGAAATATTTAAAGAAAAAAGATTTGGTTGATTAAATTGGTTGGAGGTATACATGACTAAATATTTTAGTGATAATGAGATCGAAAATATCTTGCGTAGCTATCCTAGACTTAAAGGCCAGAGCGATATTGTTAGAGAGGAATTATTCGGCTTGTTTCCTAGTTGCGTGTGCTGTGGCAATGATGGACAGCCAAAACCAATAGGAGGTATTAGTCGGCAGACTGAATCTTACGGCATTAAAAACGCTGTAAATCGTGAATATTTACAGGCTAAGGTAAAGCAGACAGTAGGACAGGTTAGAAGTATAGAGATTGCATTTGAAGCGTTACCAAGTGAAGGTCAAACATTAGTTAAATATTATTACTACAAGAAAGATCGGCGTTATGAGGTGCAATCTGAAATGGCTATCAGCGATAAGCAATTCAAGAGAATCAGAAGAGAATCGCTTAACATTATCAATGAAATATTGAGTATGACTTCAAAAGGGACTGAAAAAGACCTGATATTGGCGTGAAACGTAGACAAAACACTATATACTAATGATTGTAAAAAGCACACAATTTTACTATGACTGCCAGAGATGGTGGTCTTTTTTTATACGTAGTGGGAGTTGGTGAGTGTCGCGACTTGGCGTATGGTTGCCAACGAATCGTTACGGCTGGTGGGGGCTGTGACACTTTGAATTTATACGCTGATAATTACTAATATGGTTTGTCTCCTTCCTGTATTGGTAATTGTCAGCAATATGAATTTAAACAAGGATGTGAAAACGTGCCTAGATGTCGTGATTTTACAAAGAGGGCAATAATTATACAGTTCAAGCGAGTGTTGACGGCATGTGAAATGTGTTGCCATCATTCGGATAGGTATAATGATTGTAAGATACATGGTACAAATAACAGTACTAGTGTCGTACATGGTGAGGTTAAGAGATGATGGAATTTATTAAAGAGCATTATTTGTATTTTATTTATGCCGTTATCTTTGGATATTGTGTCTGGAATGGGTTTAAATTTGAGTTTTCAATAGGTAATCATATTTGGTTTAGTTTTGAGGTTTATGAGTTAAAGAGGATTATGAGGTATTTTTAGTTGGGATTTTTATGGTGTATGGTTGGGATTTTGGTGGTTAATTGGGTTGGGAAGAAGCTGAATTAAGTAAGTTGTAAATAAATCCCAACAGCACCTTGATGAAACAGGATTAATCCTATATGCCACAAGGGTTTATAAGGATTTAGGTATGTAGGTGTATTATAAAGCGTTAACATAGACCAAGTTGGTGGTGATATTGAATCAGTGGTTAGAGTTTCAAAATGGCAGTATAAAAGCTGTTAAAGTTGATGCTGTGATATCTAAAGAGGTAACGTCAGCGGGAATGGAATACATACATGTGTCAATCGATGGTGAAGAAGTTTATAGCTTCTGGAAAAACCCATCAGGCGTTAAAAAGAAAAGCGCACCTAAAAGCATGGGAGGGAAAAAACCTTACATCATGCTTATGCTGCAAGAGGTTGAAAAGCTAAGAAGTCAAGGAATTGACAACATCGAGGAATTGATCGGCTTTTTAGTTTGTCTTGGCAATAATGTCGAATGGGGAACAGGGAGATTAATACATAAGCGCAGCAAGAAACAATTGATGTATGCTGACTTACAAAAGATGTTTAACTTCGGCAAGCGTAAACTTGACAGGGTTATAAAAGATTTAAGACAACATGAACTTTTAATTGGCAATGATGAAGGATATTTTATATCTGATTTGCTAATTAAGAAGGGCAGTAAAGTTGATAAGGGGTAATTTTCGATGGATGAAAAATAGGTCGAATGTCCAATTTGCAAAACTGAAGATTTAAATATTAATATGTTTAAATGCAAAACATGCGGAGCAATTATATGTGATTGTTGCCATTTTAGTAATGGACAGTGTAGTGATTGTTTTAATAAAGAATAATTGAGGTGATAGTGTGGCAGGCGGTAAAGGCAATGGAATTATAGATACTAAACTAAAGACAGTGGTTGAGCCTGTCGTATTGAGTGATATTAAAGAGAGTGATTTACCAGTTATTATGGGGAATGATGGGATTACGCCTTATGAACAACTTAATGGTAGGCAGAAGAGATTTATAGATGAATATATGGTTGATCTTAATGCTACGCAAGCATCTATTAGGGCAGGTTATAGTCCTGGTAGTGCTAGAGAACAAGGAACGGAGCTTCTAGCCAACTCTAGCATACGTGCATACGTTGATCGCAGACTAGCAGAAGCATCAAGCAGAACAGGCGTTAATGAGGATCGAGTAATAAGAGAACTAGCTAGAATATCGTTTGCTAACCCTGCAAGAGTGATAGCAAGTGATGGTAGTATACTTGACACAGCAAGCGAGGATGATCTAGCGGCTATACAATCTATAAAGGTTAAAACTACGCATGGTAAGGCTGGCACTACAGTAGAGCGCGAAGTTAGATTCTACGACAAGAATAAGTCATTAGAACTTGCAGGCAAGCATATTGGCATGTTTATTGATCGTAAAGAGATTAATATTAATAACAGTTTTGATGTTACCAAATTATCAACTGAAGAGATTAGGATTGAGCTGGAAAAGCAACAGAAGATTGCTGAGTTGGCTTTAAATACTATTGATATAACAAGTGAAGAGTGATAGTTGAAGTACACTCTAACTATTGATATGTTTCTATTATCGTTAGTTAGAAACGCAGTAAAATAGTATGTTTGACAGCTAGATGGTAATTGCTTATAACATCCACCCCCGCCTTTTTTAAACCGAAAATTATGGGCCGTTGGCGTGCCCCTACCATTCGAGAAATTATAAAAAATCCTACGCGTGAAGGAAAATTTAGCACTCGCTAATTAGTGAGTGTTTTCTTATGCCACAAAGGAGGTCTATAAATGGCGCTAACCCCGCAACAGCAACTAGTCTACCAGCGAGAACTAAACATCCGCAATGCCCAGGACTCGTTTTGGATGTTTTGCTGTTTATTGGCCCCTGAATTTTATAAGGGTGATCGTTGGCACCTGAAATTAATATGCGAAACATTGCAAGCATTATATGATCGCAGGCTAACAGGTAAGTATTTTCGCTACTTATGCGACACGATAGCCCCGCAATGGTACACGCTGTCAGTCGATTGGGACAGGTTAGAGGATGATAAAGTTTATACAAAAATAATGGAAAATATCCCTCCTCGGTCTGGTAAATCAAGAACACTGATTATGTTTTGTGAATGGATTTTAGGTAAAAGTATTAAAAACCGTATTATCACATGTTCGTATAATGATGACCTTGCAGGAGATTTTTCAAGATATACTCGCGATGGTATTATGGTCCAGAAAAATCTACCAATACAAATTGTTTATAGTGATATATTTCCTAATAGTAAAATTTCCAAAGGCAATGCGTCATTTATGCAATGGAGCCTTGAAGGACAGTTCTTTAATTATAAAGGTGCTGGTATTCAGGGGAGCATTACTGGTAAGGGCGGCAATGTAACGATTGTTGATGATCCTATCAAGAATGCCGAAGAAGCATTTAATGAGGCGAATTTAGACAAACAGTGGCAATGGTACACTGGCACGTTTTTATCCCGTCTTGAAGACGAAGGTGAGGGTGGTATTGAAATTGTTAATATGACTCGCTGGGCTAAGAAAGATATTTGCGGGCGCATATTGTCAGGACCAGAAAAACATGAGTGGATTATATTGAGTATGGAAGCATGCAGTATTGATGGTGAAATGTTATGTCCGTCTGTCTTAAGCGAGAAAAAGTATAAAAGTTTAAAAGTAAATATGGATGAAGCTATATTTATGGCGAATTACCATCAAACACCTGTAGATATTCAAGGCAAGCTATACCAACAAATTTTAACTTATACTGATTTACCACATGACGAAGAAGGTAGATTAATCACTGAACGTGTTTTGTCCTACACTGACACTGCGGACACTGGCAATGATTATCTGTGTACGATTGCAGGGCATGTATATAAAGGCGAGGGTTATGTAACAGATATTCAGCTCACGAAAGACGGTATGGAAATCACTGAGCCTGAGACGGCAGATATGTTGGTTAGAAACGGCGTAACTGATGGCGTGTTTGAATCGAATAATGGCGGCCGTGGCTTTGCTAGAAGTGTCGAAAAAATCATATGGGATAAACATAAAACTAGGCATGTGGGCGTTAGATGGTTCCATCAATCGAAAAACAAACAATCACGCATTCTTACTGGTGCCACTTTTATCATGCAGCACGTTTACTTCCCTACTAATTGGAAAGAACGCTGGCCTGAATTTTACATAGCTATCACTAACTACCAAAAAGAAGGCAAGAATAAACATGATGATGCTGCTGATGCTCTTACTGGATTTGGGGAGCAGATACAAGGTGGCGATTATCAAGGTTTACTTGAATTTATGCGTAGACAAAAAGAAGAACGAGATAAAAGGGCGTGAGTTTTAAAAATGGAAAATGAAATAATTCCAACATTACTGGGCGCAATGACATTAGCGTCTATTTTTTATATCTGTTTTTGTATATATTGCGCTGGATGTGCAATACACAACAACTTTGAAGACTTGCAACTGATTAAAGAAAATTCCAAGACTGTATATTACTCAATCTATATTGGCGGTGCTATTACTGTGTTTTCTCTTTGTGTTTTTATCGCATTATTAAGCAATGGGTTTGCACATCACATATTAAGACTGTAAGGAGGCAATTATGTCACTGAAAAAAGCATTTTCAATATTATCCAAGAAATCGCCTCCATCAGTAAAAACTAGCATGGTTAATGAAGCCCAAGCCATAACTAATCAGGCAAGACAATCTAATCAACCAGGATTCGGAGATAAAAGCGTTTACAACGAAGGTGGTACATGGTCTCCTGGTAATCCGCTTCAGCCACAAAACCAAGGACAGGCCCCTTTTCAAAATCAATATAAGGTAGGTCGTAACTTAGTAATAAATCCGCGGATGGAAGATCCTCGAATGACACCTTTCCAAGTTCTTAGAGCATTAGCAGATTCGCATGATATTACAGGTATTTGTATTAAAATGATGATTGACCAGGTAACGGGCGATGAGTGGGATATTGTTCCTACAAAAAAAGAGGACAAAAGCGATCATAGTAAAGACATTGACACTGTAAAAGCGTTTCTTTATAGGCCAGATAAAGTCCATTTATTTTCTGACTGGTTGAAATTGTACTTAAATGATGTGTTGCCGATTGATGCAGGGACAATTTATAAGCGGCGTACTCGCGGTGGAAAGTTGTATTCATTGGAAGTCATAGACGGGGCCACTATTAAGCCTTTGATTGATGCATATGGTAGAGTTCCATTACCCCCTAATGCTGCTTATCAGCAAATAATCTATGGCATGCCTTATGGTAGTGCGGATAATATCCCTGGCTTTACAACTAACGATATTATTTACAGGCCACGATATCCAAGGACATGGACCACATACGGATTTGCACCGACTGAGCAACTGCTAATGAAAATTAACATCATGCTCAGACGTGATGATTTTCATTTGCGCTACTATACCAAGGGTGCTTTACCTGACGCTGGACTGTTCCAAGTTGACGCAAATTGGACACCTGACCAAATAGCACAATACCAGGAGTTATGGAATGATGTAATGTCCGGTAATATTGATGAGCGTCTAGCAATGCGTTTTGTACCTAAGGGCGCATATACTCCAACTAAGGAATTTACGTTTGATCCTAAAAATGACGAATGGATAGCCCGTTTGGTAGCGGTGACGTTTGGAGTTAACCCGCAGGCGTTTATCATGGCTATGACTAGAGCTACAGGAGAAATGCAAGACTCACAACAAACCGATATAGGATTAGGTCCACTTGAATCGTTTCTAGAAGAAACGTTCACGGATATTATCCAAAACGATCTAGGGTTCAAACATCTTCGATTTAAATACATTGATGAAAAGAAAGAGGATGCGAAAGTAACTGTAGATCGCAATATGCAATATGTTTCAAGAGGACTTCGTACTATTGATGAACTTCGCGCAGCTGATGGACTAGCCCCAATAACTGATTTGCCCAATGGAGTTCCTCCTTATGTTATGGTTGGGAATGACATTATACTTATCACCAAAGAATATGTCGAAGCGAAAATGAAATCCCAAATTGATATGCTGGCTATGGGAATAACGCAAGGCGGTAACGCTCAAAACAACCAACAAGCGCAGAATAACATTGTGTCCGACAAAACCCCTACACCAGATAAAAAAGTTACTAGCAAGTCGATTATGGACGAATTAAAGCAATATGAGAAATTTGCAGTCAACCAGTTAAAAAAAAAGACTAAACGAGGGTTTTTAACTGAGATAATTCCTGATAGCGTGTGTAAGCAAATTAAAAACAAGCTTGCAAAATTAGAAACAGCCGATCAAATACGGGATTTGTTTAAGGCAGCCAAGAAAAAAATCATAGCAATTGAAACACTACGACAAACATTGCAGGATGATTTAGAAGATGAACTAGACGAATCTGGCGATAATTTCATGACTGCTGTTGAAACTGCCGGCACTGCTGAAAAGGTGTTAGATTTCATAAGCGATCATGATTTTTTTATTGGGTTTGACATTGACAAGGTTTCTGACACTGTCAAGGGGATTAGCGAAGTCGGATGGCAAACTGGTAAGGATATGCTCGAAAGTATGACTGGTGATGAAATTAAATTAAGATTTGATTCCCATATTGCTGCAGAACAGGCGAAGAATCATGCGTTAGATTTAGTGAAAGATTTAAGCGATTCTAGCAGGGACATGCTTAAATCAACGATTTCCAGTAGTGTTGGTAATGAAGAATCATGGGAAACATTGAAAGGGCGCTTAAAAGATAATTACGCCTTTAGTGATAGTCGGGCTGAAACGATTGCGAGAACTGAAAGCGCCAAATTATATAATAATGGGTTTATAATTGCAGGGCAGGAAAGCGGTCTAGTTGAGTCGGTAGATGTTGAGGATGGTGATGAGGACGATGAATGTAGTGAAGCGGTTGCAAGTTCGCCTTGGACGTTAGAAATGGCGCTTGATAACCCGATAAGTCACCCAAACTGTACTAGAAGTTTTACTTACAATTTGAAGGATGATACTGACAGTCAAGATGAAGAATGATATAATACATATGTGGGATAGCCTCAGAGTAATTAACTGGCGCGAATCGAGCCTCTGTACTCTTTCCCACATTAAGACAAATTAATATACAGAGAAAATAACTACTAATACAGAGGAGTGGTTTTAACTATGCCCAGAATTTATAAAACTGTTATAAAAAAATGCGAACAATGCGGAAATAGTTATAACGGACGTGCTGACATAAAACACCAAAGGTATTGTTATAGGCAATGTTCGGGAATTAGTAATATAAATAAGATTCAACGTAATTGTTTTATTTGCGGGGAAAAATTTGAAGTTCAGCCTAATGTGGTTAATAAAGGAAATGGGAAGTTTTGCTCAGTTAAATGCAAAAATGAGCATACAAAAACGCTTACAGGGGAATTAAATCCATTATACAAAAAGATAAATAAAAATTGCCAGATTTGTGGAAAGGAGTTTTTATCACCATTTGGTAGAGTTAGTGAAGGCAATGGAAAGTTTTGCTCTAAGCAATGTTACGCTAAACATTTAACTACGATTCACGGAGAAAATCATCCGAACTGGAAACCTAAAATAGATGTTAATTGTCATAATTGTGGAAAGGAATTTGAGGTTCATCATTATAAAACAAAAAGCGGTCACAATTTATTTTGCTCTCAAAATTGCGCAGGAGCATATAATTTTAACAAAATGATCACATATAACACATCTATTGAGATAACTGTAGAAGAAATATTAAAGACGTTAAACGTTAATTATGAAACCCAGAAAATTATAGGACATTTTATTGTTGACTTTTATCTTTCTGATTACAATTTGATTATAGAAGCCGATGGAGATTATTGGCATAATTTGAAAAAAGGAATTGACCAAGATAAACGCAAAAATACATATTTTAAAAACCATGGTTACAATTTACTGCGACTTTGGGAACACGAAATAAATCAAGGCGTTGAATTGGTTATTGAAGAACGTCTAAAAAACATCCAAACTGCCATAATTTAATCATTAATATTTTAGCAACCCTTACACGGGTTGCTTTTCTTATGCGCAAAATGGATAGTCCATTGGAACATCCAAATTGCGTAAGGTCGTTTACTTATGTACTAAAAGATGATAGTGACGGGAATGAAGAATAATAGGAAGTGATTTTATGACAGACAAATGGGGTCAAATATATTTGGAAATTGTAAATGGGATGCCAAAAAGACCGCCATCACCACCGCCATCCGCAAATAGATCGCCAAGTGATCTATTTATAAAAGTTGTAGTAGACACAGCTGAACTAGACAAGGCACTTGAAAAAGTAAAGGACTTATCTGATATGGTTGATAGTTTGCAAGGGAAAATTAATGATTTAAATGGTAAGCAAGTAGAAGCAAAAACGGTTCATATTAAACCACTTGGCCGATCCGAATGGGAAGATTTCTGCTGGCGCAATAATTTATTTATACTACGATCATAAGGAGATGAACATATGCCTGATGCAAGTCTGAGAGTAAACAATTTAGACGTGTCCGTAACTAATCCAGTGCCTATGACAATGGCTCCGAAATCTCCTGCGCAGACCATGAAAACTTTTACAGGGACAATCACAACTAGTACGAGCGTAACTGTATCGGCAACACTTTATACCGTAACGGCAGGAAAAACATTCTATCTCACAGATGTTATCTTCTGTAATAACTCTGCTAATCCGTCACAAGTATCTGTTAACGCATCTGCTTCACTTAATACAGCACCGATTATTATCGGACACGCAATTAATACGGAAGCGTTCGACGCAATTAACATCGGTACCGAACCATCTGTCGCGGGTGGTACTCCTGTTACTGCTCAGGCTGGGGCGACAACTGTTGCTACGTTGACGACTTACTTTATTGCTGGTTATGAACAGTAAAACATTGATTATCCCTCCCTCTGCAGGAAGTGATGAGCAATTTAGTTCCGAAAATGAACCGTCATTAGATTAATTAAAAGGAGTTGGTATTATTGAATTTATTTATCCCAATAACCAAAATTGATGTCGAAAAACGCCTGGTTTATGGTATTGCCGCTGATGAAACGCCGGATCATGCAGATGAGATTTTTGATTATGATAGTTCAAAATCCTATTTTGAAGAATGGTCGGGCGATATTTCAAAAGCTACAGATGGTAAGTCATTAGGAAATTTAAGAGCAATGCATACTGGAATTGCTGCAGGAAAGGTTACTCAGTTAGTTATGGATGACGTTGCTAAATCAATGCCAATTTGCGCCAAAGTTGTTGATGATAACGAATGGAACAAATGTCTTGAAGGTGTTTATACAGGCTTTAGCATTGGCGGTAGTTACGTTAAAAGATGGAAAGATCCCAACGACCCTACAAAAACCCGTTACACGGCAAAACCTGCCGAAATAAGCATAGTGGACCTTGGATGCAATCCATCAGCTACATTTGAGATTATTAAGGCTGACGGGTTAACTGAGCAACGAGAATTTAAACGTAAGGAGGAACCAATGGAAGTTAATAAAACAATACTGGCAGATATGCAAAAAGCCCTTACCGAGAATGATTTGGTAAAGGCTTTTTCTTTTGAGGAAATAAGGGACCGACTTCGCGGGGCGATTAACTCCAAGCTAAAAACACCGTTCAATTGTGGCTATTTTTGGATACAACAAACATATCCTGACTCGGTAATTATTGAAGGTGATATGGATGGTGACGGTGATGATGATATGTATCAAATTGCCTATACCATTGATGACCAAGGGGTAGTTACTTTAGGTGATGCCAAACAGGTGAAAGTAAGTTATGTGCCAGTGGTTGATGAAGATGGTACGACAGACGAGGGGGCAGAGTTAATGGGTGGTAAAGCCGATCAAACAGGCGATTTGCAAAAAACAGAAGAAAAACCTGCTGAACCAATTATTGAAGAAAAACCAATTGAAAAAGCAATAGAAGCCGAAAGTCTTGAAAAAGCTGGCGCAAAGCATAGTAAAGATACCATCGAACAACTTCAGCAAATGCATCACAACATTGCCGATATGGGCGGTGCTTGTCAATGCGATAAGTGCCAAAAATTATATCAATCTGACGATGCCCAAAAAAGCATCATTCCTGATGAGTTAACCAAGGTGTCAACGGCTGCAGCCGATTTACATAAAGGTGAAAATGAATCGCTAACTAAGTTTATGGAGAGATTCGACAGTTTAGAGAAAGCTTTAAACGGCTTTAAGACTGAGAATGAAGCATTGGCTAAAAAAGTGATTGAACTGGAAAACGCACCATTGCCAGGTGGCCCGATATTAAACGCCACTGCTATGGAAAAATCATTGGTAGGAGGTGGTAATCCAGAACAAACAGCTGATCCGGATACGCAGAAAATTGCTTTATATGAGCAGATTATTGCCAAGTCTGATAATCCTGCTGAAATACAAACAATGAGGATGCAATTAAGCACCTTGAAAATGAAACAAATTTATTCCTAACCGTCCAAATAATGGGCGGTTTTTTAATTGCAGAAAAATAATAAGGAGTGATAATGTATATGGGTGATATTAATCAAGTTAGTGTAGAAACATTAAATTTAATGAAAGGTACGGGTGTTGGCGGTATTTGGACTGGTGGTCAACTTGCCAAATCAGGAGTAACCACCAGTACTGGATTAACAGGTTATAATCTGGAATCTGTAGCCCGCTCACTAGTTCCTTTCGCATCCCCCGAACGCAATCGGATTCCACGTAAGGTAAGCCCTACTGGCACGGTGGCTAATTTCAAAGTAATTAAAAGTGTTAATCAATCTGGTACCTTATCCAGACTTGAAGGTCAAAAAGGGGCTGCATTGAGTTACAACACTTCTCCTGTTGCATTCCCTTTTAAATCATTTGGTGTATCTGATCAGGTAACGCGTGAAGCATTGGCAGCCGCTAAAGGTTTTGAAGATGATTTATTTGCAAAACAACATACCTTTGCATTGCTTAGATGTATGACAGAAGAAGAAAAACTGATTGTGGGAGGCAATACAACTACTGGCCTCGCAAATACAGCGGCTCCTACCGTAACTCCTTCTGGTACAGGTGGTACTATTGCTGCAGGCACTTATTCTGTTAAAGTAGCCGCATTAACCTTGGTTGCTGCTAATAGAACGGGCGCATTGGACATTCAACAGGCTAACTTATCATTAGGTGGCGTGCTTGGCAATACATCTAGTATTGTTGGTGGACTGGTTAACTCTGTCGATGGATGTACAGCAGCTTCTTCTAGCACATCAACCGGCGTGCTTTCAGGTTCAACTAATTCGATTGTTGCGTCTGTTACTCCTGTAACTGGAGCGGTAGCCTATGCGTGGTATTGCGGTGTTGCTGGATCTGAAACATTGCAAATTGTTACTACTATTTCTGCTGTTACATTGACGGCTCTTGTTGCTGGCGGTGATGCCGTTTCTACTATCAGCGTAAATGGCTCTGCTGATCCTCTGGCATTTGATGGTTATATTCCTCAGATTATTGCTGGCGGTGGCTATTATACAGATTTAGGTGGTACTCAAACACTCCATAAATCTAGCGCTGGTGTGCAAGAACTAGATAATCTTAACGCTTATCTTTATAAGCAATATAAATTAGGACCTAGCCGTTACCTTTGTGGCGTACAGGCATTTGGCGATATTACTAATGCGATTGTAAGTACTGGCGGTGCGCCTGTGGTGTACATGCAAAATCAAGCGAGCGAAAAGGCTAACTTGGTTGGTGGTTATCGTGTGCGGTCATATGTAAATAAATCTTACCAAGGACAGGAAATTGAACTCATTGTTCATCCTTGGTTACCTGCTCAGACTATTATTGCGTTGACCGATACCATCCCTTATCCGTCTGCCGATATTCCTAGCACTTGGGAAATGGAATTAGGGTTCGATTACCTTGCTGAAGATTATGCGCCACAATCGCCTACCTTACCGTTTGCTATTAGTGCTTACGGTGCTTTAAAAGGTTATTTCCCCGCTAGTTGTGGCATTATAACTAACTTTAAAGCTGGTATTTCTTAATAATATTGATATAGGGGCGTCTTATGCGTCCCTATTACTAATTTACTAGTAAGGAAGTGTGAAAATGAAAGAAAAAAACGAAAAAGAACTAAAACCACCAACCGAAAAATCTGAAACAGAAATTAAAAGCCCTGAAATTGACCAAGAAGCATTGAAATATTTTTTAGAACACCAGGAAGAAATTAAGTCGGCTTTAGATAATAAAACCGATGTGGTAGTTAGTGTTGTTGAAAAAGTGGAAATCGTCATCAATGGTGAGTCTTTTAAAAATAGCACTATTTGTATAGGCGATACTTGTTATAAGGTCGTTGATGGCAAAGTAAAGGTTCATCCTAACCACAAAAAACAGGTTGAGGCGCATGTCAAAGTAGGTGGATAATTATGGCGTATATAGCTGTAAGTGATTTAAGTGAACTAGGTTACAACATTAGCAATGCTAGTGATCAGGCAAACTTATTAAACATCTGCGAGACTGCAAGTTGTGCTGTAGACGCGTATTGCAATCAAACGTTTACACCAAACGTGGCTGTAGTAGAGCAACATTTGGTTAGAGTGCGTTATGGTAAAACAAAGGTTTTTCCGTTCAATTTATCGGTCAGTAATATCGAGAGTATTGTTTTGATTGATAATAATTGGAATACATATACAGCAACTAAAACGTTATATTTACCTGTACAGGCATATGTAATGGCTGATGTGATTATAGGTGACGGTACTTATCTGGCTAACTTGACATATGATTATGGCTTTGCGACCATACCGTTTAACTTGAAAAAAGCCGTTATATTATCTGCCGCACCTTTATTGGATGATTATTTTCTGAGCGAGGATTCGAATGTAAGTATGGTCAAATCCATCAAGCAGGGTGATATTGAAATTACTCGATCTGATACTAGTGACATACCTGATATTGCCAAGCGGATTCTAGCTAGTGGGGGCTATGTGAGGGTGAGAAGTGGATGATTTTTCCTGATACTATAAGTATTTCGCGTAATCAAAAAACAGGCGTGACAGCATTAAATGAGCCAGAATTTAGTTTAAATGTAATAAACCTATCTCAAAAATGTAACATTCAATCACGTAAAGGAAATTTAATTGTTGCTGGCGCTGGATCAACTAATATCATGTTTAAAGTAATGTTTTGTCCTATTATTGATATTCAACAAAATGATGTTGTAACTGACTTGACCACGAATATCACATATAAGGTCACAAATGTAAATTCGTATTCGTTGCTATCTCACTACGAGGTAGAGATTGAGTCTGGTGTAATATGAGTGGAACTGTATATGTTAAGGGATTAGACAATATTGTTATTAATTTAAAAAATCTCAATCCTGGGCAAGATCCGCATTTCAAAGAAGTTTGCGATCAGACTGCAGGAATTATTTTAGGCGCAGTACAGAAAAAAGCATCTTTAACTGATCACGATCTGCAAGAGTTAGCCCAATATCATCAATTTGGAAAGGGACACATTGGCGCATATAGTGCAAAAATGGGTACTGATTCGGGGCCACATCCTGATGATCAAGTACATATTCAAGATGGTACGCTCTATAACGCCATAAAAAGCGAAGTGGCCATTACAGATACGAAAGTTACAATTTCAGTTAGTGTGTCTGAATCTGATGCGCCTTACGTTAAATACCTAATACACGGCACATCGAAAATGCGTCCTAGAGATTTCTTAGGACACGCATGGGTGGAAGTTAAGGCGAAAGCCGTGTCTATGCTTAAAAGTGGTATTGCAATAGGTAGAAAGTCGAGGTGATGTGATGTACGCATTTACACAAGCTGTTATACAGGCGTTATTACTAAATACAAACATAACAAATATCACCGCTACCACGGCTGATGGTACCGAAGCAATCTACCCAAATCATATTACCTCGGCATCCAATCCGTTATTCCCAGCAATATCTATGGGTAGACAGGGTGGAGGTACTGACGGAGAGCAAATTGGCAGTGATTTTGTTTTTCAAATTGATGTATGGAGTAAAAGCAATCAAGGAACTCCTGGCTATACCGAAATCTGGAATATTTACCGTGAAGTAAAGAAAACCATTGAAGTTAGTAATCTTATAACACCTAAATATACTTATTTAAGCACCTCGGCTAAGACCGCAGGTGTTTTTATTATGTCGTGCATTGAATCATACGTAAATGACGATTTGTACGAAGCTGATACGCGAACATACCACCTATCAGCGAAATATCGAGTAAAAGCTATTGATTTAACTTAATTTAAGGAGGTAAAATATGCAATATTCTTTCGGTACTGGAAAATTAATTGTCATGAATGGCATTAGCCCTATTGAGTTGGCAACATTACAGGACATTTCAATGGATTTTGATGCAGGAGCAAAAGAACTTTATAGCAACATGAGATTTGCTGAATTAATCGCACTTGGCAAGGGTAAATTGTCAGGGAAAGCAACATTTGAAAACGTAAATGCTGATTCGCTTAATCTATTAACATCTGGCCTTGGTACTGTATCCGCAGGACAATATGTTTATGCAGAAGAAGCATTTACAATGTCTACTGGCACTTCTACGTACACACCATCCCATGCAGGCTGTTTCTATCAAAACATGGGTGTTGTTGATGTAAGTAATGCTTTTAATCAGGTACCTATGCTGATTACTGGCGGGGCATTATCTGCAACAACCGCTCCTGGTGTAGTTGTTGCCACGACCGGCGGCTCTATTGGTGCAAGTACGCTTAGTGTAAAAGTAGCTGCAATTACAGCTAATGCATTAACACAATGCAACGTAGTTGGTGTGCAACAAGCAGGACTTACATTGCCATCTGCTGGTGTTACTGCTA